GCTACTGCGGGATAGTAACACAGCTCAGGGGTATGGCTAAGGTATAAGCCCCAGGTTACTTAGGGATGGCAATATCTCTAAAAGGTAGATACCAGGTTAGTGCACATTGCTGATGACACTAATACATAATGGCGAAGCACTCAAGCGACAAGCATGAGAACAGTCATTTAGATGAGAGCCCAACACAGTTAGCAATAGCTGTGAAGGATACTTCTATCTCTCATTTAGCTCAGCATCTAAGCTCTAAGCATTAAGTTAATTAGCTAAAAGTTAATTAGCTAATAGCTTAAGTTAAGTAATTAGCAATAAGCTTAATTAACATTAAAGTAAAACTAAATGAATGATAATAAGTATAACTTTTTGAGGGCTCAAGTGAAAATGTTTAATCCTACATTTACTGATAAAGAAATTGATAAGGAGTGCGAGAAGATTCTAAATGCTGGAGAGGGTGGAGAGGATGAGGCTTGCCTTTATTGTGGATCTTAAAAATACATCATGTATAAACAAATGGCTATTGATTACTACGCTAATCACAAAGACTATAAGAAAGCACTTGCTGCAGGCATAGCAATGGATAATGCTTTATCTAAAGACTATACACCAGGTGGCAGCACTAACACTCATTTTATGATGTCAAACTTTTTAAAGTATTTTAGTTACGAAAGATTACCTAAATGATATTAATACCAGCACAGCTTGAATCAGTAGGCACAAGGAAGGATAAGACTCTTAAGCTTACCTTCGGCACTAACGAGCTCACACCTTCTCAGGCTGCTGAGCTATTTGGCACAGCTAATCAGTTCGGTTACTTAGCTTTTAAAGATGAGAGCTTTAGACGTGAGGAGCTGGATGCAGTAGAGAGCCTTAAATCAGAGTTAGAAGATACACTTAAGAAACCATCACAGAGATTAAGGAATACAATGTTTAGAGTTTATGAAGCTGATAGTGAGGGATTTACTACCTTTGCTAAATACTATGACTCTAAGATGGAGCAGTTAATAACACACTTTAAGAATAAGTTAGCATGAGTGAGGAGCAGGAACAAAACGTAACAATCAAAAAAGATGCTATGCTTCAGGCACTTACATCTTCTTTGGGTAATGTTACAGAAGCCTCAGAGAAGATAGGTATCTCTCGCAAGACTCATTACGAATGGCTCAAAGATGATGCTGAGTATAATGCAGCTGTAGCTTCATTAAAGAATGTAGCACTTGACTTTGCAGAATCGCAGCTTAAGAAGCTGATGGAGGGAGCAGAGCGCCAGGCATTAACTCACGATGGTGAGGTAGTAACTATTAAGGATGCACCTAACACAAGTGCAATTATCTTTTATCTTAAGACTCAAGGTAAGCAACGAGGATACATAGAGAGGCAAGAATTAAGCACAGAGATAAAGAGCATTAACATAACTATAGACGGCACAAATATTTAATGATGACACCAAAAAATAAAGCGCAAGAATTAGTAGAAGAATTTAGTCTAATTGAATGTCCGTGTTTTAATGGTAATATTATAGAATTAAAGCAAATTGGATTTGCCGCTTCTAAAGAATGTGCGTTAATAATGGTTGATAATATTTTAAAAAAAACAACAAGAACATTGTCTTGTGAAGAACTTTATTATTGGAATGAAGTAAAGAAAGAAATACAAAAGCTATGAGCGACAAAATAATAAGCACTAAGTACAGTGATCAGACATTAGGCACCTATGTAGATTTCCTTAATGCCGGAACTGATAGCATTAGCCAAATTCAGGCAATAACAGGATTAAAAAGAGATGACATCAGGAAGATAGACATGGCTACTGTTGAAAAGATAGTGGCATCTTACTCTAATGGCCTGCGTCAAGATGAGAAGGTATTTAAGCAGTTCATAGATATAGACGGGGTTAAGTTCGGCTTTCATCCTAACCTGAAGAGCATGACCTTTGGAGAGTGGTTAGATCTATCTGAATTCAGCAAGAACTTTCCCCATCAGCTACCCGAACTAATGTGCATACTATACCGACCGGTAACAGCTGAGATTAATCTGCAGTATAAGATAGAGGAGTATGATAGTGATGTGCATCTTAAGTATGTGCCTCAGATGCGCAAGCTTAACTTAGCCAATGTGAATGCTGCGCTGCTTTTTTTTTCGACACTCAGCAAAGATTTGCAGAACAGTACACCCGAATATTTAGAGCAGGAGCTGGAGAAGCTGAAGAAGGAGATAACTCAGTTAGCCGAAGAGGTGAAACATTAGCAAGCGTTTATCAATGGTGGCATGTCATAGAGGAGATGAGCGAAAGAGATGTAACTAAGTTTGATGCCATAACTAATCAGAGAGCTACTACCATCTTTACCCATTTAACCTATGCGATGGATTACGCTAACAGCTTACAACAAAAGCTAACTTAAATTCCACTATAAGATATGAGCACAATCAATTACACATACAACGTAATAGTAGATAGGTTTAGGCAGTTCGCAGCAGGGCACTTTCAGCTACGTAGGTTTACGCATGGAGAGATTAGCCAAGCTGATTTAGAGAAGGAAGCTGAATGGCCATGGATGCACGTTAAGCCACGAGCTATTAACTATTCACCAGGTACACGATCATTTCAGTTTGAGATATTCATTTCTGATCTACCTCGCGACAAAGAAGATAAGACAGGCTACCAAGCGGAGAGCATTACTGACTGCTCGCTTATCTTTCAAGACCTTATCAATGAGATTCACTTAGGGCACATGTTCGGAGATGATGTAGTGCTCACTCGCCCGGTCAACTCTGAGCCATTTGTAGAGCAATACACTCACACGCTAACGGGAGTTACCGGTACCATAGAGCTTAACTTAGATTACGATTGGAGTGCATGCTCTATCCCTGCGAGCTGGAACTATAACACTCCTACTAACACTCCTAACGATGGATTCGGAGCGCTTCAATTTATTGAGAGCTTAGATCAGAATGGGGTATTTGTTAGCTTGCTGAATGATGTAGAGGCACCGGGCAATTCTTACTACTATGGTACTAATGGCTCAGGAGTTAAGGGATGGTATGCAATATCTGCAGGCGGTTTAACTTGCGAAGATTTACCGGACTGCGCTGTTATCATATCTATTACAGATGACATCATAGCTCTGCAGACTGATGTAGCTTTAAAGGCTAACACTGCTGATTTAGGAGCTACAGCTTTTAGCAATGACTATAATGATTTAGATAACCTTCCTACTATACCAGCTGCTCAGGTTAACTCAGATTGGAACAGCGTTAGTGGAGTAAGTGAGATTCTTAACAAGCCTACCATTCCATCTATTGCAGGCTTAGTACCTGAGACTCGCACTATAAGCACTACCTCACCTATAAGCGGTGGCGGTGATTTATCAGCTAACAGAACGCTATCAATAGCACAAGCTACAACGTCAACAGATGGCTACCTTAGCTCTACCGATTGGAACACGTTCAACGGGAAGCAGGCAGCCTTAGGATTTACAGCGGAGAACACAGCCAATAAACAGAACTCGTTAGCAGTAGATGGAACAGGGGTTAAATTTCCAACGGTTGACGCTGTGAATGCTTTGTCATTTATTGACAAGGGAAAGAGAATGGTATCTTTCTTTACCGACTTTTTAACTAACGCAACGTTAGACGGAGCGCAATCATTTGCATCAGGTGGCTCATTGGGTTTAATTGTAGGATCACAGATTCCTAACAGAACAAACCAGCAAGGGGTTGCATTTTTTCAAACGAATACAGTAGCAACCAATTACATCAATTATTGTAGCAGCTCGGGAGCCGCACAACTTTGGTTTGGTGGCGGTGCATGGAACTACGAGGCACTAATTAACATCAACACTTTAAGCACTGCGCTGGAAAGATATAGAATGATTTTCGGCTTTGGTTCAGTCATTTCAAATAGCTCAGAAACAAACGGAGTGTTTATCACATACGATGAAGGCGGCACGGCTAACGGAACAACAGCCAGCGCTAACTGGCAATGCTTAACTGTTGACAACTCAGTGCGTACACTAACAACATCAGCAACAGCAGTAACGGCATCGGCTTGGAATAAGTTACGCATAGAGATTAATGCAGCAGGAACATCGGTTACATTTTACGTTAATGGCGTATCAATAGCAACGCATACAACCAACATTCCGCTTGCATCAAATAGCAGATACTTCTTAATGAAAACGGGAGTAGCAAAAACAATAGGAACAGCAACGAGGGGTTTTTATTGCGACTATATCGGTTATGAAAATATCTTAACTACAGCACGATGATAATTATTAAATATAGAATGTTTACCGAGAACGGTTACGTAGAAACGCTCGACAAAAAAGAAGCTGCGAAGTGGGGTAACTACGAAATGATAACCGAAGAGATACCTGAAGAGGCATGAGCATACTTGCTGAGCTTTTTGAACAGGGAGCGCTTTACGATGTGCTCTTAGATTTCGGGGAATCCGTTACTGAGAGCGCACGCTCAAACATTCGCATCCAGCAAACGAGATACGGCAAGAAGCGAAGAGCTAACACTACAGGCACCTTAGCAGCATCTCTCTTTTACAGCGTAGATGTAACAGGCACACTGCCATCTATTGGCTTTGATTCATCAGCTGACTACGCTAAGTGGGTAGAATACGGAAGGCAAGGTAAGGAGAGTAATTACAAAGGAATAGATACACGCTTTGCAGCAAGCGCAGCTAAGCCTCCGGTGGAAGCTATCCTTAATTGGATGAATCTAAAGAAGATTAAGCTCAGAGCCATGGGTGAAACGGGCAAAATGACGAAGTTCGCTAAATCAGCAGCTAACAAAGATGAGGATCAGCGCAGAAGAGTAGCTAACGCGATGGCTAAAAGCATTGAGAAGAAAGGTATTGCACCTCTCTACTATTTTAGAGATGCATATTTAGAGTGGCTACCTGATTACGCTCCGCAGCTAAATGGCGCTATGAGTGATGCAGTAAACATCTACATCTTAGGCCAAACGAGAAAACTAACTAACATTAAACCAGGTTAAATCATGGCAATTACAATACAACAACAGCCCTACGAATTTACAGCTCTAAAGCAAAAGCTTATAGTAGTGGCTACATCTACTAACGTAGGGCAGCCTGGCTTTAGATACGTGCTGACGGTTAGCAATGGCACTACTACAAATATCTTTTACGTGCAGCCTAACCTATCAGGCGCACTTGTATTTGACTTAAATCCTGTAGTTAGCTCTGCAATGGATTTGAGTATAAACAGCACTGACGCGGTGCCATCTTTATTTGCATCCACAACGGTGCAAGCTGCTGCTACATCACGTAATATATTAGGTATTAGCACAATCATTCAAGAGGGCTATGAGGTGCTTGGCTTATTTGAGGTGCAGGCTACAACTTACCCATTAGACGGCAGCGCATTAATCAACGCAGCTTTTCAAATTAGTCATGGCTTTAATCCTGATCCTGCTGACTACTTCTCATTAGACTCAGCAGGGAGCTACATCATGAGTGATTTAGTTAGAAGCACCTATGCAATGGATGACATGCTAAGCCAATACTCGTTAGGCGCTAACACAATAGGCATAACAGGCTTTAGTGATGACTATGGGGTGCTAACTATTCCTGCTGATGACGGCACAAGTTTAACAGGTAATGCTATTGATGACATTCAGATAGTTCAATTCAATGCAGCAGGCACACCTATTCAGACTGATACTTTAGCTTGCGTAATTGCAGCAGGAACAATTAACCATCTACCTCTGTTACCGGCTAACATAAATGATATATTTGGGTTAGATGCAGATTGGCATCATTACCTAATTAACTTTAGAAATAGTGGAGGCTCTGCAACTGCACGATCAATAGCAGTATTTAAGGCAGATGATGAATGTAGATTCGATAAGATAAGATTAGGCTGGACCAATAGTAGAGGTGGGTGGGATTACTTTAATTTTACTAAACGTAGTGAGGAAAGTTACTCAGTGGAAAGAAAGAGATATAGAAAGGTAGTAGGTAACTACGCTACTGCAGATGAAGCTGAGGCCTTTAACTTTAACACATACGATAGAGGGCTAACCGAGCGCAGTCCATTTGTAGAGAAGATGATGCGTATTAGAACTGACTTCTTAACCGAAGGGCAATTTGAATACTTAAAGAATCTTATCTACAGCGAATCGGTTTACATGATTAACATTGATGGCTCAGCTACACCTGTGCTAATAGATAGCAATAACTATACAGCCATTAGAACACGAAGCTTTAGAAAAACAGACTTAGAATTAACTATTAAATTCAGTAACGACTATACAGCATGAGGCCATCAGTAATCTTAGTAGTAACTGCCGATAATGGCGCTCAGGTAGTAGTAGACCTTTACGAGAATGAGAGCATAAGCTACTCATCTAACTTCAATAGCATATCTGAGTTTACTACCAGGGGAGCTTTCTCGCGTGAGTTTAGAATACCTGCAACTAAAACAAATGTAGATTTCTTTGGGCAGCAGTACAATGTGAATCTGCTCAATGATGATACTACACAAATCAATGTGCTACGCAAGATAGAGGCAACTCTTTCGGTAGACACGCTACCCATCGCAGAAGGGCACATACAATTTAAGCAGGCTATTACTCAGCAGGGTAAGATGCACGAATTTGTAATAGCTTTCTTTGGCGAGACAGTAGACTTAGCTCGCAGCATTGGAGATAAGATGCTAAAAGAATTAGACTACACTGATTTAGCTCATGAGAATAGCTATGCTAATGTAAATGATATTAATGATGGTACTTTATTTAATAACGCACTCTGCTACACGCTAACAGATAAGGGGCAGAATTGGAGTGAGGATAGCACAGTAACAAGTAGAAGGATATTCAGCTCAGTTAATCCTATCTATACTGGTGAATTAACTTTAGCTGTTCAGGCCAAGTGGTTAATGGATAAGATAATAAATGAGGCTGGCTTTACATGGAGCGGAACAACCTTAGATGAGGAGTTAACAAAGATGTATATTCCTTATATTACAAGCCCACGAACTGAAGGATTAAGCAATGATGAGGCTAAGTTTAAGGTAGAATTTGCTACAGATACTGCATTTAACATTAATATTCAAGGTGACCAAAGTAATTATTTTAAGCAGCTTACAGGATGGACTGAAATAAGTGATCCATCTAATAGCTGGGCTTCCAATGCATACACTGCTCAAGGAAGTTTTCAGGCTAATTTTGAGATAGACTTAAACATTGAAGTAGATACTACAGGCTATTCTGCAGATACTCAGCATGTTTATGACATCATGTGGAAGAGAGTAAGAAGTGGCACTGAGTTATTCTTTCCATTTCCTTTATCTATGGGGGTAGGTCCTACATCTCTGCAATATACGCAAGGTATAGGATGGCAGCCTACTACTCCTATTAATCCATTTAACGTAGCGAGCAACTTTCAATTAGACGTGCAGCAAGGTGATGTTTATACTTTATACATCTTTGCTCATGCAGGCAGCTCACAAGCTGTAGAGATTAAAGCGGATAGTTACGCTGCATTTAGTTACGTTAGCGGATTAAGCTATGCCTATGCAGTGCAGATAGCTAACAATGCACCTGAGATGAAGCAGGTAGATTACCTGAGAGATATTCTCAAGATGTTTAATGCAGTGCTTGTACCTAATCCTAATATGCCTAACGCAGTAGAGATTATTCCAATGGTAGAGTATTTGGGTACTGGAGATGATTACGATTGGACAGGTAAGCTTGACCTGTCTAAAGACATTGTCTTAACTCCTGCTGCTGACATCAGAAAGAGATTATTGAAGTGGAGCTACAAAGAGCAGGGAGATTTCTTTAATGCTAAGTATAAGAGTGCAGCTCAAAGAGTCTACGGAGAGCTTAGGCTTAATGATCCTGGCAATGACTTTAGCACAAGTGATTACACTGTTGAATTAACCTTTGGAGCTTCGCCCTGCGATTTAATACCTAACACTAATTACGTAATCCCAAAATACTTTAATGAGAAGGGAGAGTTTATGGCACCTGGGCCAAGAATACTTTATAGAAGAAATGCAGCCGAGGATGCTGTAGTAATGGTTTACGATGAGGTAGCAGAAGATGCAAGCTTTACAATTATACCACTACTCTGCCATTACAAATCTATCCCAACTGCAATAGGCACAGATGACCTAAACTTCGGGCAAGAGATTCCTCCTCATCCAATCGAGGCCATGCCACTACACACTCTTTTCGATAGGTATTGGAGGCAGTATATTTCTGAGCTTTACGATTCAGAGCAGAAAATAATGGAGGCTTATTTTAAGCTATCAGTTACTGATGTATTTGGCTTAAAGTTTAATGATAAGATTTGGATTAAGGATAGCTTTTGGAGAGTCATAGAATTAACAGATTACATAGTAGCTGATGAGCAAGTAACTAAATGCAAGCTTATTCGCTTACTTGACATTGGAGCGCTATGCCAATTTACACCCTCTAATGTAAACATAAGCACAGGAGCAGTAGAGTTTTTAGATTACGATGGGGATACAAGCTATGGCTCACAGGAATGCTGCGAGTTTTACGGATATACATGGAGCACAGATAAGGGAAGATGCTACGCTACAACTGTAACTAATGGAACAGGCGGTATAATTAGCAGCCCTAATAACGTAGGCGGTAGTAATATCACCAACACAAGTGGTAATCAAAAAAGCGCTACCGGTATGGGTAACGTGAACAGAGCTGAGATAGAGAATAACAATGAGCGCATTTTTGTTAGTGGCTTAGGCCATGGCATTAGCCCTAACAATAACTACTCTCAAGCTATGGGCTATCGCAACTTTATCAGGCCTAACTTAGAGGGCACTATGGTAGCTGGCAGATGGGCAGAGGCAGATGTAAGAGGGGTGCACTTTGGCGGTGGTACATGGTGGGATGGTACCTCAGACTTTGGAACAACTATACCAGGGCGCAGTCAACATGGATTTATACAGCTCATGGGCTTAGGTGAAATGGTATCTAATCCAACAAATGTAGATTTATACATAGATGGCATAGATGGCGGTGTGATAGAGATGCCTACTGAGACGGTATGGCATGTAAATATAAGTATCTCAGTAATGGAATATGATTACAATGTAACCGACTTTACCGGAAAGGTAGCTACTGCTGAATTTTGCACTATGCTGTGGAGAGATGCCACTACACACTACAGCTCTACTCCTGCTAAGATCAGTAACTTTCATAATGGCTTTTCAAACAATTCCTTTATACCTCATTTCCCCATAGTAAGCAATAAGATTGCACCCTATTTAGAGTGCAAGCATACAGGCCATACTGCAGTGATCAGCGCAACCATTCAGTACACACAATCTAAATTCCAACGTATACCTATAATATGACAAATCCAAAAAATGACATCATACTTAGTATGACTTTACTTAGATCAGGAGTGCAGGGTAAGAGCAAAGAGTTTAAGCATGCAAGCGGTACATACCATGCAAGGCTAAAGGTGTGGCAAATAAGAGCTATTAATTACACTATAGTTATAGGGCTGCTTAGCTTAATTACATTCACAATTTATAGCGTAATATAATGGCTACACAAGAGATGATATTAAAGCTCTCATTTGATGATGAGGGTACATTCACAGGATTAGAAGATATAAATCAGGAGATAAAGAAAGTAGATGAGTCTACGGTGCACTTAGAGAAATCCACTAAGACTCTTAAGGCCCAATATGCTGA